ACGCTCATGGTCTCGATCGCGTCGTACTCGTAGACAGTGTTGACCGCTGTCTGGCCGTTCAGAGTGACCGTCTCGGAGACGTAGCCGCCAGCGCCGTTGATGCCGAGGATGTAGACTGTGCGGGCCCCGGTTCCGGCAGACGTATCATCAGCGCTTGAGGAGCTGATCTTCATGATCGTGGGCGCAGCTGGATGAACCAAAAGTCCGAGGGCTGGCCAGATCGTCACCTCGGTGGTGTCCACGTCCGGGTTGTGCCCGAAGACATGCACGACGCTGTGCCCAGCAATCTGGCCTCGGCCAACCTGAAGTTCGAATGGCTCGGTGAGCCCGAACCGAGAGATGGATGAGAGCTCCCGAGCCATTCTATTCTCCTTACGACCAGAAGATCGTCATTGCGGTGAGGTTTGTGGCGGTTGCCACATATGGGTCCGCGTCGAACAGAACCCCCGTCCCCGGAATGAAGATATCATATGTGCCTGCGGCAGCGAAGTCCAAGTCGATCTTGGTCGCCCCGCCGTCACCGGATGTCATCGTGATCCGGCCTGCGCCGGAGAAGGTCGCCACAACCTGACGGATGCGAGCGCGGCCAATTGCAGCCGCACCTGTGCCCGTCAGGCGTTTAGAGCTTACGTCATATTCGTCGGCCATGCGGGCCTCCTATTAGCTGAGGGCTGCGCCGACAGCAGTGACCCAAGCAGAGCCAGTCGAGATCACGAGGCAGTACTCGTTGTTGCCAGCGCCGTTGTCGTTGATGAGGCGAACCTGACCAGCGTTTCCAGCGGCAGCTGCAGGCAGAGATGCGGTCGCGATGGCGGTGAGCTTAACGAAGCTGGTGACGGTCACGTCGCCCGATACGTTGCCAGTGACGTTGCCAGTGACGTTGCCAGTGACGGCACCAGTGACAGCGCCAACAAAGCCGTTGGTCGAGGTCACGGGACCGGAGAAGGTGGTAGAAGCCATGATAGTACCCCTTGCACAAGGATTCGCCGCGCAGTCTGTGCATCGTCAGGTTGGGCGTCCTGTCTGCGTGGCTGATGTTACCCTGATGGAATTGTACATCATGGGGCAAAAAGTTCCAATGAACTTTTGTTGGGAAGTCTGCTGGCGGCGTCGTGTCAATAAGGGTCGATAAATCAGAACCCATCGCGCTTATACACCCTATGAGCATTTCGCAAAAAAAAGGGGGGCAGCCAAAGCCACCCCCCTTCATCACGGTGTCCGTTTGCTTACGCGCCGGGGCAGCCGTACATGCCCAGCGGGTCCGACACGCCGAACGAGTAGCGCTCGCGGGCCTTGTAGCGGACGTTGCCAGTGTCGAAGTCGCCGTCCATCGAGGTGGACATCGCGGTACGCACGAAGTGCTTCATGCCGTTCGGGATGTCCGTGGTGATGTACCAAGCGTCCGCGTCGGTCAGGTAGTGGTTGACGCGGTAGCCCTGCGGGATTGAACCATTCGACTTGAGTGCGTTGAGGTCGTTATCGGCGGTGCCGACACGCAGCTCAGTCTCCAGCAGGCGAGTAGCCACGAACATCAGCGACGGCGGAACGATCAGCTTGCGCGGGCGAGCGGCGATCAGCAGGCCACGTTCGTCCTTGAACGCAGCAATGTCGATCACAGCCTGCTCGAGAGCGGTCTCGTTTAGGTCAACGTCAACCGACGGGCGGTTGGAGTTGGTGCCGCCAGCAACCGTCGGGTGCGCGGTGTTGAACAGGGTCACGCCGTCACCCGAGGTGAAGGTGGTGAAGCCCGTGTTCAGCAGCGAAGCAGCCTTCACTTGCTTGGTGTACGCCATGGCGCGAGCCAGCGCCTTGGTGTAGCGAGCCGACAGGGAGTCATAGAGGTTGTCCTCCATGGCTTCCTCGGTGATGGAGAAGCCCATCGCCACGGTCTCGTGGTTGTAACGAGCAGTGAACGATTCCTGCGCGTTGTCGTAGGTGATCGCGGAGCCTTCCGGCTTGACGGGGGCAGCCCCGAAGCCCGACAGCTTCACTTCTTCTTCGAACGAACGCTCCGAGGTTTCAGTCTCGTAAATCTCAGCGTGTTCGTTCTCGTACTTGCCGTACTCCAGACCGAAGAGGGCGTTCAGCCCCGGCAGGAGTTCTTTAAGGGCCTGTGCGCGTGAAATAGCCATGTGTCAGCCCTCCTTAGACGCCAACAGCAGCGGTCAGCTGCGTGTAGTTGAGTTTGACGACCAGCAGCGGGTAAGTGGTGCCAGCTTCGTCGCCGCGGGGGCCACCGACGTAGTCGATGATTCGCAGCGGAAGATTGGCGTCCGTGCCGATGGTGGACGCGTCGAGTGCGACACGCGAGGCCTTGAACGTGGTGTTCACCGCACCCTGCACAATCGCGGCGTTCTTGCCGTAGATGTCCAGCGAGTTGGTGATAGCCTCGTCAGCCTGCACGACGTACAGCGCCTGCGGATCGTCAACGACGAACGCCAGAGCGTCCGATGCAACGGTCCCGGTCGGCCACATGTTCGAGAACGTGATCTGGCCAGTCGAGGGGTCGGTGTACGAGCAGCCGACGAACACGCCGAGCATCGCGATATCGGTCGAGGTGTCGCCCGTTCCGGTCTGCTTGGTGATCGTGGTCGAGGTGCCATTGTCAACGAGGTTGACGATGTCTCCGGCGGCGATGTTGACGGCGAGGCCCGAGGCGATGGGGTACTGGCGGAAAACCTCCAGCGAGCCATTGTCGAGACGGCCAGTCACACGCAGACCGAAGGGTGCATTAACGGAACCCATTGGTTCTCTCCTTCAGTGATCGGAGGGTTATCCCCTGCCGAATGTGGTTTTTGTTGAACGCTCGGGCCGAAGCACGGGCATTCGGGGATCGCTCTCACGGAGGTAGCTGTTATCGACGGCATCCATCTGGGCCTTAGCCTGATCTAGCTGCCCGTCGGTACGCTCCTCTGCGAGCTCTACGGGGATACTGCACAGGAGAAGCCCGCCGACCTCTAGGTTCTCAGGGAACCGGGAGTTGTGGTCAGACATGATGTGCAGCTCGGGGAAGTCCTTTGCCAAGCAAGGGGTGTAGCCCTCGCGGAAGCGGCTAGAGACGTTCTTGTTGTCCTCGTTGCCCAGTGTGGAGGTGCGAACCCAACGGAATTTAAGGCCGTCACGGGGCTCGGGGGTCGGGAGGAGAGATTGGCGTTGCCATCCTTTGCGACGTTCTCCGCCTTCACGAGTTGTGAGCGCTCTGGGGGTACGTTCAGACATTGGATGCATCCTTCAAGAGTTGCGCCGCGTATTGTTGAGGGCTCAGCCCAAGTCGCTTGGCGAGTGCGACCTGAGTGGAGGTGAGTGCCACCTTGCGTGGTGTTTGACCGGATGTACGTCCGGCTGAGGCCACCACGTTGCCAGCCTGCCGCCGCTGTGGCTTCACCCCTTCTGAGGCGTCGGCAAACCGTTCTGGGAAGGCGCGGCGAACCGCACCGTCAATCTGAGAATAATACTGATCCGTGTCTGGCGCAACTCCCGAGCGAACAAGCTTCTCGTGGACGCCCATGGCGAGGGCAGTGATGTCCTCATCGCCACTCCGCATGAACCAAGGATTCTTCTGCGCCCAGTCCTGAGCTTTGCCGCTGGGCGGCTGGACGGTCGGCCTCTGCGGCTGCGGAGCCGGGGGCTGTGGCTGCTGTCTGGGGGCCGGACGGTATGAGTTGATCCGGTATTCCTCGTTCTTCAGCTCCGTCAGCTTGGCCTGTGCATCAGCCATGGCGTCGGCATCGCCGTGCTCGTAGGCGACCTTGAACTCGGCCTTGGTCCGCTCAAGTTGCATGGAGAGGCGCTGCTTGGCCTGATTGACGAGGACGCCCTCGCCCTCCTGCAGCATGCGCTGAAGGCGAAGCTTCTCCTCGTACTCGCGCTGAGCGAAGGCGACCGCCTCCTCACGGAGCCGTGAAGCCTCCTCTTTGGCACGGCGTTCCTCGTGGAACTCGTACTTCAGCTTCTTGATGCGCTTTTGCACGGACTCGGAGTACGAGGCGATCTCGTCATCCTCAGGCACATCTGGCTCGGCACCATCAGGACGTCGCGCTTTGTCGCGATCAGGCTCCGGCGTGTCATCGATGATCTCGACCTCGAAGTCGTCATCATCTTCCATCTGTTCTGCTTGAGTATTCATGCGCGGCTATACCCCCGTGGGTCTTCGACGACAGCCTCTACGGTGTCATCATTGATGAGACGGAACTCCTTGCCCATCACCTTGAAGCGGGTGCCTGAGTAGGAACGGAAAATGACGAAGTCGCCCTCTTTGCACCAAGGGCCAGTGGGGAATCTGTTGGCGTCGGCATAGGCCTCGCTGCCAACCTTCAGGACATAGCCAATCAGGGACGCAGTCTCCTCTGCGTTCCGGCGCTCATCGGGGATAAAGACCCCGCCTTCGGTCTTCTGGCTTACCTCCGGGATCGCAATCAGAATGCGATAGCCCTTTGGCTCTGGGAGCTTGGCGCGAACGTCGTCGCCAGCTATGGTCTTGTCGGTGTACATTTCTTCTCCAGCAGTGGTTTTAAGGCCCACCGTAGCCTGCTGCTCAGCCCGACAACGACACGCTAGATCATTTCACATCACGTTTCAAGGAACCTCTTCTCGACGTCCTTGATATCGTCCTCCACCTTCTGAAGGGCGGAGTACTCACCGACGGCGCGGCAATAGTCCTCGTATGACTTCGCACCGCCACCCGCGAGAAAAAGTTCAATTGAACGTTTCTGCTCTCCGGTGCGGTGCAGGAGGATTTCGACGAAGTCTCCGTTCATGACTGACCTCCGCCGGGATTAGTGGTGAGCTGCTTGGCAATATCTATGCCAAGGCGGATGCCCTCGTTCTTGTCGTTACGCTTGGCGTCTTCGATCTGAGATGCAACGCGGACACCGATACGGGCACCCTCGCGGCGATCCTCGGAGCGAATGCGCTCACGCTGAACGTCGATGTTCCCCTCCATCCGCGCAGCATCGAGTTCAAGCTTTGCTCGCTCGATCTCAAGCTTGCCCATGACCTCGGCCTCTTTGATCTCCAGCTCTTTCTGCTGCATCTGGGTGAGCGGGTCCTGAGCCTGCTTCTCGGCCTCTGCCTGCTGCGCCTCTGCCTGATTCTGCTGCATGAGCTTTTGAGCCGCCATCGCGACAAGGCGGGACAGCTCGACCTCGACGTCCTCTGGGAGCGGTGCATCCTCAGGCGGCAACTCGACACCGAGACGCTTCTCGATCTCCTTGCGGTACTGCATCGCAACATGCTCTGTGATGTGAGCCGCCATGGCCGACTGGATCGCAGAGGCAAACGGCGACTGACCGACCATCTGCTGAATCTTTGGGTCCTGCATTGCAGCCATGTGGGTCTGGATGTGGGCGTCATGGTCTTGGTACAGGAATGCCTTTACGGGCTCCTGCTTCAGCATGGCCATGTTCTCGCTCACGGGGTCCTTCGGCTTGATGTCACCCGGAAGCTTGATGATGTCGGCTGCGTCTTGGATGCCAAGCACCTCCAGCATGTTCCGGTGCAGCTTGCCCATATCGTAGAGCTGTGGTGCCTGCTGAGACATCTGCAGTGCGGCTTGGTACTGCATGACACGCTGGGCCATGGTGGCCGCGTTGGGGTCAGAAACCGGGATGACATCGACGCGGTCGTCGAAGTCCTTCAGGCGGTTGAAGTCGCCATCCGGATCGTACTCGTACTTCTCATCCATGAAGTCCTTGACGATGCCAGCGATGAGGCGGAGCTCCTTGTGCATCGACGCGTGGACGCGAGCTTGAACGCCGGACATGACCTTCATGTTGCGCTCGAGGAGTGCAAGGGTCGTGCCGACTGGTGCCTGAGCGTTCATGTCGCTGATCTTCACATCCGCAACAGAACCGATGCGACGGCCCTCTTCGACGAGGTTTGCCAGAAGCTGGTACAGGACGCTCGATGGCTCCTTGTACGGCAGGAACGTGATGGAATCACGGATTGATCCGCTCGGCACATCGACATCACGGAACTCGCCCGGACGAAGCGGTGTGTTGTCACCCTTGATGCGGAGGCCGCGGGCCTTGAGACCTGCGGGCAGGTTGGCAAGGGTGCCAGCGTCAATGAGCTGACGCAGGATCGAGGTGGCTGACTTGGTGAGACCACCGATCAGGTGGATCAGGCCGATGCCATAGAACCCCATACCGGGCAGGTAGCAGTACGGCACGAAGTGCATGCGCTTCTGCTTGTCACCGTCATCCTCGTACCAGTTCTTGCGGATCGACAGGATGGTGCGGGAAGACTTGTCGATGGTGACGACGTAGGGACGTGCGATGTCATCGTCATCGTTGAACCCTTCTGGCATGACCATTTCTACATGCATCTCGAGGAGCATGTATCGGTCATCACCGTTGCTGGTATCCTCGACGCCCTGAAGAGTGTCGTACTTCTCTTGGATGTCGCTCTTCTCAAGGGACGGGTCAGGGAGCTCCACGTCGCGGTAGAAGCCGCTCGCCTGCAGCTTCATGATCTCGGTCTTGGTCTTCCGCATGACGTGCGTGTACCGCTCGCAGTCGGACAGGTTTGAGATGCCATACTGGACGACGAAGTCTTCTGCCGGGACGAACGTGGACTTCGGAACCCTGCGGACGGGGTCGTAGTGAACCTTCTTGAAGGCGCTGCCAGCAAGGGACAGGCGGAACAGCATCTGCTCCGTCTCCTCGCGGTAGTCCTGCATGCGCTCGGTGATGAGGTAGTTCAGCTCATTCTCGACGCGAGTGGCCTGCTGGAACTTCTCGGTGGTCATCTTGCCGAGAATTTTGGTACGGGCTGGGCCAGACGCCGGGTAAATCTCACCCATGGCCTGCGCTTGGAAGTGGATCGCGGCCTCGGTCAGCATCGGGTGGAACACGCCAGAGGCACCTTCCCAAGGCTGGGTGCGGTCCTCGACCTTCATGCCGAGGAGGTCCAGACCCTTGACGTAGGCCATGGCCCAGTCATCTCGGGTGCGGAGGTCGGACATGAAGTCTCCGACAAGCTCGCTGCCCATGGACTCCAGATCAGACTCATCAATGAGCTCTGCAAGGTTGTCGCCGTGAGGAACCTCCTCGTACTCAGGCTCCACGGAGATCGACTCAAACTCAATGATCACACCGCCATCCTCTGTTGGTGTGACTGTTGAGGTTGACTCCTCAAACCCCTCAGCATCCTCGATGTCTTCCATCGGCTCTTCGGGCTCGATTTCGATCTCAAACGGGACGAGAGGCTTATCGACTGCCATGGTGTTTCCCCTGCAAGGTTTGCGGCACTATAGCAGAAAAGCACCGAGAGAAGGAAGAGTTGTGAGGGAGCGCCATGATGGATGATAAGCCGTAGCGCAGTCCGATCCTCGACCAATACAAAACCGATGGTTCCGTGCGCGCTCCCTCGTACTGAGACCATACGACTTAGGTGTTGGGTGTCAAGCCATGAGCGCGTTCAAAAGCGCGCAAATTTGACCTTGCGACCTCTTCTTCTTCGATAAGTGTTCTTCCGGCTCTACCACGGACACCGCCAGACTTGCCCATTGCTGAGTCGTATCTTGCCTGAAGCTTGGAATGCTGCTCGAGTATTTCCTTCGAGTGCTTCGGTTTGTCAGTAGTACTCCACAGGCTCCCGATGCCCGTCGTCGTCATCCCAGTCATCCGTGTCTACCCTGATCCAACCGCCCTGCCTGAAGCGTATGAGTGCCTGAGTGGTGCTATCGACGAAGTCGTCGTGGTCGCCTGACGGGAATGAAGCGCATTCCTCGATGACCTCTTCAGCCCACCTTGTTGGGGGGTACCACACAGAGCCCGACGAGAAAAGGTCAGAGACCGCGTTGACGCGGGCGATCTTGTCGTTGCCACGGCTCGGTACGAACTCTGTCACTGGCAGACCCATCTGCCTCAGCTCGAAGATCAGGGGGGCACCGGATGCCTTCTTTTCCACCACAAGCTGGTCAGGCTCGTACTCGTAGTACTTCTCTCTGGCCTTCTGCTTGAGCTCTGGGAACTCGAGCTTCTCCTTGTAGGCATCAAGGAGGATCACATTCGGTATCTGTGCCCCGGTGGAGTCGGTTCGGTAGAAGATGCCCCATGTGGTGCATGCCGAGTAGTCTGAGCGCTGCGTCTTGAGGAACGCGGTGTCCCATGACTGGATGATCGCCTCACACGGCGGAGGATCGTCCTTTGTCCACTCCTGCCACCACTCACGCTTGATGAGTGCCCCCTCCTCGGAGGTGGGGTTCTGCATGTACTGGGCGTTCCACTTGCCGACGTGGATTTCGGCCTTGATGGCCTCAAGCTCGTTAAGAGCCCAGAACTCCGGCCACAGCGGCTGACCCGACGGCATGATGGCGGGGAACTCAATGACCTCCCAGTCATCGACACCCTGACGCTCAGTGGATCGCTTGATGATCTGCCCAGTGAGGTCTCGCTTTGCCCACCGCGTCATAACGATGATGATGGCACCACCGGGCTGCAGACGCTGACGAGGACCGGATGTGTACCACTCGTAGACCTTGTCATAGATTTCCGGGTTGAAGGCAGCCATGGTTGCCTCCTGTTCGGAGTGAGGGTCGTCGATCACGAGGACGTCAGCGCCCTTACCCGTGACGGCACCACCGACACCGATAGCGAAGTACTCGCCCATCTTGGAGGTTGCCCATCGACCCGATGCCTTGGAGTCTGCTGCCAGCTTTGTGGCAGGAAAGACTGCCTGATAGTCGGTGCCATCGATGAGGTTCTTGACCTTACGGCCAAAGCCCACTGCAAGCTCCGCGGTATGGGCGGTTTGGATCACCTTCTTGTGTGGAAACTTCCCCATGAACCATGCCGGGAAGAGGTAGGACGCGAACTCCGACTTGGTGTGTCGAGGCGGCATGTTGATGATGAGACGCTTGAGGGTGCCATTGGCAATACGCTCGAAGGCATCTGCCATGATCTTGTGGTGCCTGCCAGCGATGAAGGCTGGCCACATCTGCTCGACGAAGGGCAAAAAGTTCAATTGCGCTTCTTCGATCTTCTTCTTGCGCTCTAGCTCCTCAAGGTCACGGAGAAGCTCCTCTTGCTCAGCCAGTGGCAGCTGGGAGATTTTGGCAAGGATGTGGTCGTATTTTCCCATGGTGCCTCGATAGGTGGGCAGGGCTCAGCCTTGGCGCTGGGGAGAACAGCCCTGACGAACCCTGCCCTTGCACTGACGTGAGGAGGAGCAGACCGACTGCCACGTCAGAACAATCAAACTCAAAGCTACCTCCCCGTAGCTGTGGGTGCCGTCGTATGTACACAGTGTACACAGTGTACACAGTAGTTCATAGAGTCTTAGTGTAGTATATATATATTATATATACATCCGGTAGACTCATACATCCGATAGAAGACTCTTAAACGTAAAAGAGTCTATAGAAGGATACCCCATACAAGGGGTATCCGTACAGTATAGACACTAAGGGATCAGCGCAGGAACGGCATGATCTGATTGAAGCGCG